CTGGGGACCGAGTGGGTGGCAGTTGTTCCACCTTGTTGCGTTCAAGGCAAAACACCCTGACGATGTGCTGAATCAGATGAAGGATGTGTTGCCCTGTAAGTTCTGTCGCGCATCTACAACCGAGTTCGTGCAGAAGCACCCCCTACGCGGCGACCCGGGCAAGTGGCTCTATGACATTCACAACATGGTCAACAACAAGTTGCGCACCCAGTGTGCAGATGACAAGACTGTGGTGAACCCTGGTCCTGACCCGACCTTTGACGAGATCAAGATGAGGTATGAGATGATGTTGCCTCACAATGTCCCTGGTCGCGACTTCCTGTTCACGATCTCGGCCAACTACCCCGAAGTGCCTGAACCAGAGCAGATGGCGACCCAGCGATCCTTCATCCACGCCCTTGCGAAGGCGTACCCATTTGAAGAGCTGCGAGTGATCTTTGCAGACTATCTGAAGAGCAATGAGGTGAAGCTGTCGTCGCGGGCTGACTATATGAGGTGGATGTACGGGCTCCTCAAGCGTATGTCTAAAAAAACGAAATCAAAGATTCCAACCTATAAAGGGTATGTCCAACATGTCAACCACTACCGAAGTGGGTGCTCCAAAGGAACCTATCGTGGTGTTACCTGCCGCAAAATGGCAGGCGGCGGCTATGCTAAACAGCGTGATCATCAACGAACGAGACGAGTGTCTCACCGATACCTCCTCTAAACAGGCTCATGAACCTACGAGTCTGTGTATGAGAGTGTATATGACGGGATTTGGGATTATTGCTGTATTGTTTATTCGGGCTATGTTTGGCTAACTTACATGCCAAAGAGTCCCTTGCTCTTGCGACGGCGCGTCTTCTTCGGTCCCGCTGACGCCGACTTCTTGTATGTCTTCTTCGCCTCCAGGATGACCTGCTTCAGACCCTGACCCTTCTTGTAGGTGCCATTTGACTTCATCCGCTTCATCGTCTCCTTAACATGAGAAAGCCACTTATTCGCCATTTTTGTTTACACGCGAGGAATAAATCCAACCTGACCCCCTGGGGCAGCAAAGAGGTTCCACTGGCATCCTGACGCGTAGATGTCGTCGTGCGCATCGGTCCTCTTGAATCCAGCATCAGGTGCTACCAAAACTAGATTGTTCTCAGTGAACTCGGCGAGCTCCTCCGGCTCCCGCGAGTGAATCGCCTGGAGGTAGTTGAGTCGGCGCAACTCGCTTCCTCCCCAGGACAGATTTATGAGTGGCTCTAGGTTCGTGCCCCTGACTTCGGGACCCGATACAAGAATAAGCTTATTGCTCAGACGGTCAAGAGACATCAGAGCAATTGAGTTACCATCAGGTGTCAGTAGATGCTTGTGCACCGTAGTCTTCAGCGACTCGGCCACCCGATTGAGGACGAAGCTAGACTCTGTGTGCGGCACAATGGAGAGGATGAACGGCTCCTTGCTAGGGAATGCCTGGTTGAGGATCTTGACGCAGACCGACTCAAATGACACAGCATTCGCATCGTCGCGGCGCTCAGGGTGGAAGATGACCACGGGCTCATCCTGTTCATTCCCGTAGACATGGAGCTCCATCAGACGGACACCGCGAGCCAGTGCGTCTGAGGGGTTCTCGTACACACTACCCGGAACATAGTAATCACAGAGGCGCTTGTAGGATAGCTTGGGCGGATCCTTGACCTCGCTCATTACCATGTAGACTATTGCTGCGAGAAGGAGTAAAATGAGGACGGCCTCCATATTGTCTTTCATTGTTCTTATTTTTCAGGCATGTCAAACAGCAAATCGCGAAAGGCGTTCATCTCATCGTCAGGGATTGTCACATTCATCGGGATATCCAGCAAACACGCATAGTGGAAGTACAGGCAGTACATCCCGCACTCCGAATCCTTGCGCTGGTGCCTCACATGGTTGTATGACAGTTCCATCGGCTGCTTGTGCATCCCTGTGGCGTCCCACTGCGACTTCCACCGCTTCATCAGCTCTTGGATCTCGGGCTCAGGGGCATGGGCGTACGAGTCAAAGTAGGTCATCCTCGGATACTCTAGCTCGGGGCGAATATCGCAGAACGCCGCAATCCAGTGCTGCCCGGGGCCATCGGATGTATCTGTGTTGAAGACGATGCCAATGCGGTGCTTACCCCTCTTCGCAAGGCTGGTGAGCTTCAGGGAGCAAAGAGCTGACACGATGCACTCACCAAGCTCTGACTTCTTGCCAAAGTCAATGGGTACACACCCAACAAAGTGGTAGTCCTCAAACAGAGTCTGGTACTGCTTCTCCACCTTGTCAATGTCATCTGAGCTCAGCCACTCTGTCCTCTTCTTACCCCATGACTCGGGGGCCTTCGGGCGCTTCATCATGGCCGACACAATGCAGGACGGTGTGCCCGTAGAGCACTTGGAGTGCAGGCGCTTGCGAATCTCGGCCCATGTAGTGTTGGAGGCTCCCTTCCCAATTGGTCGTTCATGTGGATGTTCCTTGTTGTAGACTGTACGGAGACGGTCAATCTCGGCTGCTCCGAGCATTACTAGGATGCGAGGAAAAACGGAAATCGCGCACGTCCGGGACGTAGTAGCAAGAATGGACAGCACAACGCTCTGCATTGACGACATCAAGACGAATATGAAGACTCTGATGAATACTGCTAACAAGGTGATTTATGGACTAACCGACGTAGCAGGAGCACATACACGCTCCCAAACAGTACGGCTGCAGAGGATCCAGGACTTGACCACCCAGAACGACGCACTGTTGGCAGAGAACGAAAAGTACAAGGGCATGGTTGCTAAGGAGGCTCATGACAAGTTCATCGCGCAAGCTCAGCTTGCTATGGCGAAGTCTGAGAACAACAGGCTACAGTGTGAGCTTTCGCGCCTGCGCCCGCACGTCCGTAAGTGCGGAGACTGTGGACGACCTGGTCATGATACCCGCACTTGCCCTTATTAAAAACGAAATCGCCTGCGCACAGAACAAGGAGAGCACAATGGATACCCTTACACCCATCCTCGCACGCTATGTCAACGTCTCCAAGAAGCTAACTGAGGTCAACACTAACGCATCTGAACTGCGTGACACAAAGAGGACACTTGAACTGGACCTTGCGGCTGCGTATGCGTCCACAACACTGCCCGACAAGATTGAGCTGAAGGAGTCCAAGATGATGTTTGTGGTAAAGCGACCAAACCAGTGGAAAAAGGGTTGGTCGCTCTCCAAGAAGACGCTGGAGTACTATCTCAATGATATACTGCCTGCGCCGGTAGGAAAGGAGGTTATGTTAGAGATTATCCGTCGTCACGAGAAGACACTGGTTGAGGACGACTACGGGTTTGAGCTCAGGGGCTCCGGGTCCGACTGAGTCATGGTGGACAAGTTCTCGTTGGACGGCGACTTCATCATCTTAAACTGACGGTAGCGGGCTAGATAATAATACAAGCTGCACGCAGCTACAAACCCAATACATGCGAGGACTGCAATGACTACTTCGCTCATTATGACTTATTTTCCGTTTGCTTGTAAACCGGCTTGTGCTTGAGCTCTGCTCGTATGCTATCAAGAATCTTTGCAAGTTCATCTAGTTCCTTTTGTGCTGTGAGGACGCTTTCTAGGGGTAAGAATCCACGCTGAAGTCTCGTCACTGCACTCGTCAACGACTGATGTGTCTGAACCGCACGAAACGCCAGCGTTGATATGTTTCTCACCATCAACGTATGAGTATCACCGAGAAAATATCTTTAAACCCCGTCGTCGTCGCGGGAGATAAAGTACTGTCGGAGTTTCTCCTCCACCTTCTTGTCGGTTAGGACCCAGACTCCATCCTTGTCCTCCAAGATGTTGCGCACGTCGCGGATTCCGTCCAGAATCTTGTGGCGGTCTACGTACTGGCGGTTCTTATTGGACCCGTGCCACAGATGGTAGATGGTGCCCCGCGCACAGGACATGGTTGGTAGCTCCAATGCACAATACTCTGCGTAGGAAGCCGCGAAGGCTGGGCGCAGATAGGAATGATGGAACTTCACGCCCATCCACGCAGCTGACGACAGCGTGTCTCCGCTCCCCGTGATCCCCTCGGTGTAGAACCCCACCTTGCGGAACCACTTGCGTTGGAAAGCCCATCCGAACCCGGGGTGATACGCAGAGTCGTAGGTGGATGTCCTCTTCATGAACACCACCGACAACCGCTCCTGTACTACGTTCTTGTAGGTAGAATCCAACCAAACCGCGGTGGAGAACGGCTGTACCACCTGGTAGGTGTTGAGCAGCTGTGAGACCTCGGTGTACCAGTCAGGGCGACCGAAGACGATGTCCGCATCCAAGAACAGCAGCTTGGAATACCACCATGGTACCTTCTTCTCCAGCAAGGCACAGAGCTTCTCCTTGTGGAAGAGCGCGCTCTCTCCTTTTACATGGAAGGCTTCGCTAATCTCTGGCTTGTCAAACACGAGCTCAAGCGTGTAGTAGGGTATCTTGGCGGCCTTGAGCTTTCCAACGGTGTAGTAGTAGTTCATCACCATCTTCTTGGACCTAGCAGGGTTAAAGAAGACAAAACAAACAGCTATATCTTTGTGTTTCGGGATCGTGTAGTGACATGTGGATACATCCACTGCCGTCTTTGTGATTGGAGGTGCTGTCTCTGGCGTTCTCACTACATTATAGGCAAATGAGTGTCTCTGTCCCATTGTTGTTTGAAAACGAATAAAAGCCAAATGAAGCCATAAGGAGCATGGACACATACTCGCCCTACAACCCTGGCAATCGTACATTCACCGAAGACGACATTCATAGAATCCTACATCGTCACGGTCTCCCCCATTATCGTGTGACACATCGTAAGGTGTTTCAGACGGCAATGGTTCATACGACCTATGTGCGCAGGTCAGAGTACACGACCCCCGACGGTCGCCCCGCATCACTGGCTCCCTGCCCACATGGCGTCATGCCTCTCCAAGATGAGAGCTACGAGTGTCTGGAGTTTGAGGGTGATGCAGTCCTTGGCGCTTGTATCGCCACGTACCTACGCAAGAAGTATCCCGAGAAGAAGCAGGGGTTCTTAACGGACGCCCGCAAGGAGCTGGTGAACAATGAGCGCCTCGGTGAGCTGTCGGTCAAGGTAGGTCTCAATCGGTTCTATGTCATCTCGCGCCACAACGAGGATTCGGTAGCAATCTCTGGTCGGACCAACACCAAGAAGCTGGGTGACATCTTTGAGGCCTTCATCGGGGCGCTATGGACAGACTGCGGAAACCGCTTTGCTACAGTCTATGCATATGTGACCACTGTGATGGAGACCTACCTGGACATTGATGAAATTGTGAACTCGGCTACTAACTTCAAGGACCTCTTCCAGAAGTATTGCCAGCGCGAGTTCAAGTGCACGCCGACCTATGAGCTGCGGTCCAACGACCCTAAGAAGAATGAGATTGTGGTGGCGGTGTTTGTAGCAGGGAAGGTCTACGGGGTTGGCTCTGGGACTACACGCAAGAAGGCTGAGCAGATGGCGTGCCAAGAAGCCCTTACACGAGTCGGGGCAACCGCTTCTTAAAGGAACGACGACCAGATCCAAGATTTATCCCATCCTTTACGTCCAGCTCTTCAGGTTTCGTAGCTTTCGCGATATCCGCCATTTCAGGGCGCCCCTTGAAGTCGGGCACGGGTTCTGCGGCTTCCCTCTTCAGATATTCAACAACCTTTTTGCGTCTTGACTCGT